ATGTGAGAGTGGTAGTGTAAAGCTGGTTGCCGGAGAATGGAACGATGAGTTTATCAACGAGCTAGAGGCATTCGACGGAAGTAGGCGTGTCAAGGATGATATTGTGGACACATGTGGCGATGCACATTCAATGCTAGCATCCGGTATTTCCATCCCAACATTCACCCCTCCAGATATGTCCGGTGTAAGTCGTTTTGGCTTTGCATAAATGCCCTTCGCATAAACGCCACGGCTTATGAACACATTAACATTTAACAGGAGAACAGCCAATGGCTGAAATGGAAGAAAATGAAGATTTCAGTCAGCTAACTTCTGATGGCTCCCCCATCCCTCGTATGAAAATGAGTGAGGTGGGGTATAGTGGACTGAAGATTAGTAGCGGCATTGTGTACGAAGAAGCTAGGCGTGAACTGCGGTGGCCTGATAGCTTGAAAACGTACAAAGAGATGCGTAAGGACACAACCATCTCTGCCGCTCTCAAAGCCTATGAGTTGATGATTAGCCGCGTTGAATGGGATGTTGAAGCATGTGATGATGCTACAGACCAACAAAAACTGCGTGCTGAATATATCGAATCTGTCATGCACGACATGGAGGGAAGTTGGTTTCAGTTCATCAAAGAATGCCTAACCTACCTCACCTTTGGTCACTCCGTTATTGAGAAGGTTCCGCGCAGGCGTAGATACGTCAACGGCAGTAAGTACAATGACGGCTTTGTTGGCTTGCGTAAGTTGGCTCCTCGCGCACAAGATACCATTACCAAATGGGTGTTTAGTGAAGATGGACGAGACTTAATTGGATTGGAACAGACAGTAACTAACACTGATGGGTATGTGCGCTATATTGATAGCGGCACGGCTGTATTCATCCCTCGTGACAGGTTTATGTTGTTCCGTGCCGATGCCACAAAGGACAACCCTGAGGGTACATCGCCACTGAGCAATTGCTACATTGCTTATCGCTTCCGTAAGGAATTGGAAGAGATTGAAGCTGTCGGGTACAGCAAGAATATTAATGGTGTTCCGATTGTCTGGCTGCATCCAAAGTACATGGCAGATGATGCTAGTGACTCTGACAAGGCTGTTTATGCCTATTACAAGAACATGGTTCGCAACCTTCAGATGAATGAGCAAACAGGTATTGTTATGCCGCTCATGTATGACGAAGGGCGGAACAAGATGTTCGATTTTGAACTGCTCTCTGTTAACAATACAACTGCACAACACATCCAACAAGCTATCCTGAGGTGGGATAACAAGATGTTAACCGCATTATTTGCGGATGTCCTGCGTTAACATATAAGCGCCCTTGCTTGGTGACAAGCATTGCAAACTCGTCTAATTCAGGGAAACTCTGACCGGGTAAAGCCGAAGACAATCCTGAGCGAAGTTCCAATATAAAGTATTCTGGTGATACGCTACCACAAGTGCGACGTTGAAATAAAAACATTATTGGAATGTGTGCAACGACTAGAGCGAAAGCTCGTAGGGCCAAGTGGCTCGAAACGGCGAGAACCTTAGAAATAAGGTTGTGATATAGTCTCCTCTATATGGAAACATATAGCTGCGGAACATTTTAATGTTTCCCGGCAACAGATTAACGACCTGTTGCGAAGATGTGGTTAGGACAGGATGGTGTTGGTAGTTATAGTCTGGCAGACAGTAAGACAAACATGCTTGCTATGGGTATCGAAGCCCGTCTCAAAGAAATCCAAGACGTTCTTAATAACGACCTCATTCCTTGGCTCTATAAAATGAATGGTTGGCGTGATACTGAACTGCCTAAGTTTGTTTATGGGGATTTGGATGAGACAGACCTAGAGGCATTCAGTAAAGCTATCCAGCGTATTAAGGCTGTCGGTTTGATTGCACCTACTCCGGGTAATGTTAATCATATCGCTGAAGTGTTGGGTTTGCCAGACGAAGTTGAAGATGACATGGATCAAGAGGAATTGAATGTCTTGCTTGGTAAGCCAACATCAAGAAGCGGTGATGGGTTGAATACTTCTACTGGCGGGTTAAATGGTACAGCAGAATCTGCTTCCGAAGATGATAACAGCGCCATGAACACCGATAACAAGGGATAGGGATAAAGGAGAAATACAATAATGGGGAAGTTGTTAAGGTTGACAAGCATCCTATACAACACCCCTCATTTGATGCTTCCGGCATCTCTTGAGCGAGTGTTTACTTATCTGGATGATCGAAACAATCATGCAGAACTTGCTGTGCAGTTGGAAAAGAAACCAAAAGAACGGAACGTACAATACGTCGCTGAAACCCAAGTTGGTGTTTTGAGCGTTAGCGGCCCGCTTACATATATCGAATATGAAGCAATGTGTGGCGAACAGAATAGTTCGTATCAACAGATTGTAGATGATTTCGATAAGCTGTGCAGCATGGGTGCTAAAACGATTGTTATGGATGTAGATAGTCCCGGAGGAATGGCTTACGGGATGACGGAAACAGGTCGCTATCTTCGCAAGAAAGCCGACGAGAAAGGTATTCAGCTTGTTGCATATGTTGACGGACTGAGTGCTTCCGCTGCTTTTGGTATATCTGTCGCTGCACACGAAATCATCGCAAATCCTGATGCTGAATTGGGAAGTGTTGGTGTTGTTGTAAAACTTAGGAATATGAACAAGGCCATGAATAATGCGGGTGTTGAAGACACTTACATCTATGCTGGCGACAGTAAGATTCCTTTCAAAGAGGATGGTAGCTTCAGGGAAGATTTCCTTGCTGACATCCAATATAAAGTCGATGCTCTATATCAACAGTTTACTGAGTATGTTGCGGATATGCGGGGAATCGACGTAGGTGTTGTTAAATCTACTCAAGCAAAAGTTCTACTGGCACAAGATGCCATTGGTATTGGCTTCGCTGATAAGGTGATGACACGAGAAGATTTTAGTAACTATCTAGCTGACCTAGTGGAGAAACCTATGCGATTCTCTTTCAAATCTAAAGGGGAAAATAAAAACATGACTACTGATGTCATTGAACAAGAAGCTGTTGCTTCGCTCAAGGCAGATTTTGAAGCTGCTGTAGCCAAGAACACTGAACTGGCTGCTGCTCTGGCTGCTCAGAATGAAGCGTTTGAAGCTGCTCAAGCTCAAGCCGCTGAATTGCAAAAAGCTGTAGCTGCCGCTCAGGAACAGATTGCTCAAATGCAAGCTGCTGCTGCCAAGGAAGCGTCCGACAAGCGTATGGCTGCTCTGCAAGCTGTCGTTGACCAAGATCAAGCCGCTACGCTGCATGTGTCGCTGGCTGCTCTGGATGACAAGGCGTTTGCTACGGTTGTTGCTTCGCTGCAAACCAAGGCTGTTGATGAAGATAAGGCTTTTGCCGAAAAGGGATTCGCTGGTAGCAATGCTGACCCGGTGGAAGAAGACAAGACTGCGGCCATTATCAAGGCCAAGTATGCTGCTAAGAAGCAGTAATTACAATAACACACAAGGAGAATATACATGGCTGCTTTGATTGCCACTGAAACCGCACGCTTGGGCAATGTCCTGAAGTATGAATTTGAACGCGAAATGGGTTTTTGCCGTAAGGCTGTAACTGCATATGAGTCTGGTGCTAAGACCTACACCCCCGGCACTGTTCTGGGCAAGACGCTGGTGAGTGGCTCTGCCGCTGCCGTGGCTGGTGCGGGTAATACTGGTAACGGTACGATGGGTAGCATCACCGTTTCGTCTCACGCCAAGATTGGTCAATATGTTCTGCGTATCACTGTTGCTTCCAGCAACGCCGGTGCCTTTGAACTGCTGAACTCCGGTGGCTCTGTCATCGGTACTGGTAACGTAGCTTCGGCTTTCGTTGGCAATGGTCTGGCTTTCACGCTGGCTGACGGCTCTGCCGACTTTATCGTTGGTGACACCTTCACTATCACCGTGACAGGTACTGAAAAGTACAAGATTCTGGAAAACACTGCTTCGGATGGCTCTGCCGCTTTCGCCGGTATTTATATCGGTGCTTCTAACGGTCTGGGTATTGACACTTCTGTTGCCGCCACCACTGACACCACTGTCCTGATTCTGGAACGTGGCCCGGCTCTGGTTGCCAAGAACGCCCTCACTCTGGGTGCTTCTGTTGACACCACTGCTGAGAAGAATGCCCTGTACGCTCAAATGGCTGCTGTCGGCATTATCGCTGAAGCTCAAATCTAATATCAAGGAGAAACTGACATGGCCATTGTAAGGTCGTACACCGACGCTTTTCAGATCATTGACCGCACCCCTGAAATCAACCTGATTCCGAATCAGTGGGGCATTATCACTCAATCGGGTATTTTCCCGTCTACCGAAGGGGTCACCACCCCGGTAGTTAGCATGGAACAAATCACCAAATCCGGCGCTGTCATGGTTGACCGTATTCGTGGTGAGCGTAACAACGTTTCCAAGGATTATGTGCGTAAGCTGTATTCCTTCAACGTCCCCCACTTCCCGCTGGACGATGTGCTGAAGCCGGAAGACATTCAATCTCGTTCTGCCTATGGCACGAATGACCAGCCGGAACAAGAAGCTCTGGCTCTGGCTCGTAAGATTGAACGTATCCGCATGTCGCACATGCAACTGAAGGAAAAGGCGTTTGCACAACTGCTGGCTGATGGTACTGTCTATTCCCCGAATGGCACCATCTCTACCAACTTCTACACCGAGTTCGGTATCACCCGGAAGGAAATTGATTTCGTGTTTGGCACTGCCACTACCGACATCATGGGTAAGGTGGAAGAGGGTATTGCCCACATCATCGATAACCTGCTTGCGGGTGGTGAAGTGTCTACTGGCTTTATCGCCTTCTGCTCTCCGGGCTTCTTCAGCAACCTGATTAAGCACGCTAAGGTGCAAGCTGCCTACACCTACTACTCGTCTACCCAAGAGCCGCTGCGTCAGCGTCTGGAAAGTGCTCTGCCGATGGGTACTCGCGTGTTTGAATTTGGTGGTGTGCGTTTCATCGAATATCGTGGTACTGATTTCGGTGGCACTGCTTTCATGACCGCTAACGAAGCACGTTTAGTCCCTGCTGGTACGATGGATGCTTTCGGTGTGTACGCTTCGCCTGCCAATGTCATGGCTACAGTAAACACAATTGGTCAAGAAAGCTACCTGTTCACCCACCGTGACCCGATTGATGGCTCTGTCATCATCCGCTCGGAAATGAACCTGCTTGCCGTGGCTAGAAAGCCGTCTGTTATTGTGCGTCTGCACTCTTCGACCTAATCAGAGGTTGAATAGCTTTAGCCCCTTCGGGGGCTATTGTTCAAGTATATTTCAACAAGTGTATTTGAACAATAGAATAACAAAACAAAGGAGAATAGCAATGGCCTACACAGGCAGTCCAGCTACAAGTGCCATTGATCGTGTCAGAATTTCAGTAGGAGACATCGACACAGCATTGGTTTTCCTTGACGATGCTACATATCAATACTACCTCGACAAAAACAACGGTAACGAGAAACGTACAGCAAGAGAGTTGATGCCAGTCATTCTTTTCTCTCTTGCCAAGATGCGTCGTGAACGTGCTTATATGGTGGAGGTGTATGGTGCTGATACATTTAATAACTACATGCAAGCACTGAAACTCGCTCTTGCAAATCCGGCAATCTATGATGTTGAGTTTACACCGTATGCTGGTGGCATTAGCCGTAGTGATATGCAAGCGAACAACGATGATAACGATACGCTATCGCCAAAGATTTATCGCGGTGTGACAACAGACAGTGGAACACCTGATTATTTCAATAAAGAAATCTGGGTGGAAGCTGGCACGTCTAGTGGTTTCTAATCATGCCTAAAAGCACAAAGTTAGGATATGAAGTAAAGACGGAGTGGAAGGGGCTGGATGCTTTGTGGAAACGCTTGCAGGATTTGAATCAGAAAGAGATTGAATACGGGTTTGTAAACGAAGCTGTTTATCCGTCAGATGATCCACGTGGCAGAGGCGGACAGTATGTAGCTGACATTGCATGGATGAATGAGAGTGGATTCACCCTGCCCAACGGAACATATTCCCCACCTCGCCCTTTCTTCACGCAGTCTCTTGCTAAAGCTAAATGGTTTGTAAGGCAATCTGCTCCTGCTGTGTTTATGAATGCCTTTCAAGGAAAGCAAGAAAAGAATATGGTGGCAATGGGAGAGTGGTTGGTTGAAAGTGTACAGGAGACTATTGGTGAACAAAACTTTGAACCTAACGCAGCACTGACACTGGAACAGAAGTCACCAGAGACGCGAATTTTGCACGATACATCTTTCATGTTCGACAACATTACAGCCAAGATTGTAAACCGAGATGCTTACGGACAACGAAAGAAGGAGGTGGATATTAAATGACAATTCCTTTGTTTCTGTCTGTAGGGAAAAGTAATTACACATTTACTAGGCGTGCTGGAAGCTACGTTAATGGTAGGTGGCTGGATGGGGCTGCTACAACATTCACAATCGCTTGTAACATCCAACCGAACATCCAAGGCAAGATGACTAAACTTCTCCCAGAAGGGGATAGAAGTAAGTATAGTATTGTCATCCTGACTAACGGAATAGCACAATCTGTAAGGACAAGCCAAGAAGGCAGTGGATTGCTGAAAGGGGATGAAGTTACTTGGAATGGTGATGTGTACGAAGTTAGGGAGATTAATTTCTACAATCTTGGTGTACTAGATCATTACATGGCATTGGCTGTTCGTAAGGAGAAAGCATAATGTCTAAAGTGACAAGTAATGTATTCACCACAACAGAAGATAGCATCTACACGGCTTTTACAGCTACTGTTTCTGGTATCACTGCATACCTTGATTTACAGAATGGTATTGAACCTGCTACCCCGTATTGCCGCATATTCATTGTGTCTGAAACACCTGTTGGGATGAGTAGTGAAAGTGTCCATGTGAATTTCAATACAAGACAGACAATCATGTGCCAGCCTTACGAAGCCTTGGTTAGGTTTGTGTTTGTTGGTAAGGACAAACAGTCTGGTGGCAGTAATACAAATGCAGCCAATTATGCTGAAGATTTCAGCTTGAAGATGCAAAGCGTTTATTACAGACAGTTGTTTGCTGACAACGGATTGAGCGTGTTACGTGTTAGTCCCAATAGGCGTTCACAACAAAAAAGAGAAACAGACATCTATTCCATTTCTACTATTGATTTGTCACTGGCTTATGACAAACACCTCACTGTCACATTTGATTCGATTGATGATGGGGAGATAAATGGGACATTAACTGAAGCCAATAATGTAGACGGTACGTTGCCTGTAACATTAACTTTTTAGGAGAGAGATAGAACATGACTGTTCTTAATGATTTGATCAGCATCACGATTAACCGTGAAACTGCTACAGTGCAGCGGGCTTCGTTTGCAGTCCCTTGCTTTATTGCTGCACACACTGCCTTTTCAGAACGTGCAAAAGAATATAACAGCGTTACTGAAGTGGCTGCTGACTTTGCCAGCACATCAAATGTGTATAAGGCGGCTCAGAAATACTTTGCCCAAGATCAAGGGCTTGATAAGATTGTTGTTGGTCGTCGCCAAGTTCCGGGCGTGACGATCACTCCGACAGTTGCAAACTCTGCTGTTTACTCGTTCACGTTGGAGGGGGAGGCTATTAGCTTCACATCTGATGGCAGTGCTACAGCTACTGAGATTTGTGATGGGTTACGGGCTGCAATCACTTCTGCTGGTGTTACAGGTCTTACTGTCGGTGGAACCACCACTATCACCATTGCCCCTTCTGTCTCTGGCACTGGCTATGAACTGAAAGCCCTTAGCGCCAACCTGTCGGCTGCTAACGATGCTGCCACTGAAGAATGGGCTGACACCATCACTGCTGTTCAGAATCTGAATGACACATGGTTTGTGTTGTCTACTGAATCTCATGTTGATGCTGACGTTCTGGATATTGCTGCTGCTATTGAAACGCTTGAGAAGGTGTATGTATTCTCCAGTCAAGCCAGTGGTGTGAAAACTTCATCTACGTCTGATATTTTCAGCCAAGTGAAGGCTCTGAATTACGACAACACATTCTATATCTGGAATGCTGCTGCTGATACTAATTTCATCGAATGTGCTTGGGTTGGTTATTTTGCTCCACAACAACCCGGTTCTAACCACTGGTGCTACAAAACACTCTCCGGCATTGTCGCTGACACGCTGTCTAGCTCTGAAGCCAACTACATCAAGAACAAGAATGGTTCTACGTACGAAGCCAGCATTGGCGGGCGGGATGTTGTTATTGGCGGGAAAGTTAGTGTGGGTGAGTGGGTGGATTAAATATAGTCCCATAACGCAGTAATGTGTTATTGCAAACTCCTTTAATTGCTGGAAACCCGCGAAGGTGTGTTGACTACAACGTGAACTTGAGATATAGTTGAGCGTGAATGTTTAAGAACAACGCATTATGTGGCAATCAGCAGCCAAGCCCCGATGAGGGGAAGGTTCAACGACTAGAGCGAAAGCTCGTAGCCTCAAGTGAGGCGAAATGGGGAGCATCCTAGAGATAGGATGAAGATATAGTCTGGTCTTGCATGAAAGTGCAAGTGGATTTTAGTATGAATTACAAACTTCTATATAGCAAACTTGTTGAAAATTTTAAATCTCAGAAGATTCAGGATGACATCTACACTGAGGTTCACCACATTATCCCTAGACACTCCGGTGGAACTGACCTAGAAGAAAACCTTGTTGTTGTAACGTACCGTCAACATAGGCTACTGCACAAAGTCAGATTCAAGGCATTCGGAGAGAAAGGGGATTTTATTGCATACCGCTTGATGTACAGTATTGAACCAGATAAGAAATGGTTCTTGTGTTCCGAGGCAGGTAAGATAGGCGGAAGAAAAAATGCAGAGTCTGGGCACCTTAAAAGGTTGTCCGAATTGTACGGTAGAGAGAACGGCCTTAAAAATATATGCCTCTTAAACCGTGTAAGACACCTTGCAAACAATGAGGCACAAAGGAACCATGCGTCACAATTAGGTAAGGCTCGTCACGCAAACGGGGAACTACTGAAATCATTAGAGATGGCATGGGTAGCAAACAGGGGGCGACAGCAAAGCGAACTAGAGCGCGAGCATCGTTCCAACGTAATGAAAAAAAGAATGCAGAATCCAGAACACAAGGAAAAGTTAATGGATACTGTAAGAAAGTCTGCTAAGAAGAGAAGTGAGGATGCTGCTAAGAGGTCTGCTTTTGTGATAGGAACCGCTGTCAGAAATGAAGAGTGGTTATCTAAGAAAAGTCATAGAAGTTTGTACTCTTTCATATCCCCCGAAGGTTTGGTATTTGATTCACCTATATTTGCTTCTAACTATTATGGAAATGTAAAAAGTTCCTTAGTTGAAAGTTGGTGTAAAAACTTCAAGTACGGCTGGAAGGTAGTATTAAAATCAGAGGAGGAGTAACGATCTTCCTTGAACATAAACGGTGATAATTTTCTGCTTCTGGCTGAAAGCACGTATTCAAGAAGGGATATGGTTCCAGCAGATTAACAGTAAGAAGATTGGCTACACCAGTAAAGGTGCTGCTGTTATTGAGGGTGAGATTCGCCGTGTACTGGCTGAAGGTATTCAAGTTGGCGGATTGGCTGATAGCCCTGCACCTGTTGTCAGTGTTCCGAATGTGTTGAACATTTCGCCTGCTGTTCGCGCTACTCGTGTCCTGCCTGACGTTACATTCACTGCCCGCCTTGCTGGTGCAATTATGTACGTTGATGGCATCACTGGCACTGTGACTGCTTAATAAGGAGAATAAAGAAAATGGCATCTACTCGTACTTCGACGTATTCTCCGTCTGACGTTAATGTTGTAATTTCCCAAGAGTCTACTGGTCTTATTCATGCTATTGCGGGCTATGCTGAAGACAGCCACATTAATGTTGAGCGTGACAGTGAAACCTATGAACATGTGACTGGCGTGGATAACATCGCTACTCGTGTTTATAAGGCTAACACATCTGGTAAGGTCACTGTGTCTCTGGGCCAAGGCAGTGCTTCCAACGATATTCTCACTATGCTGTATCTGAACGACAAGGCAAGCAAGAATAGCTCTGGTTTGTTCACCATCACGGTCAAGGATGGCTCTGGTCGTTCCGTGGCGTTTGCTCAGGAAGCCTATATCGGTGTTGTGCCTAACAGTCAATATGGGAATAGCTTGAACAACCGCGATTGGGTTTTCCATTGCACGCAGATGGATGACATCATTGGTGGTAACTCGCTCATCTCTCCTGAAGATGTTGCTGCTATTCAATTGCTTGGTGGTGTTGTTCCTTCGGAATGGCAAGCCTAAGTAGTTTCTAGGGAATAACAATAAGGGGAAAGGATTCCCCACCTTAATCTAAGGAGAAGGAAAGAGTGTATACATATTCCCCTAGCGACATTAGCATTACATTTGCTGGTGTGCAGATTGAAGGTTTTAGTGCTGATAACGTTGTCAGGATAAACCGAATTGATCCAATCTACACAAGCAAGAGAGCAATGGACGGAAGTGTTTCTGTTACCAAGCAGAAATACAGCAAGTGGCAAGTGAGCATATTCTTGGCTCAATCCAGTGAAAGTAATGACCTACTTAATGGTGTTCAAAAACTATTGTTTAGTGCAGACATTAAAGAGTTGCAATACCTTCCACTCATAATCAAGGATAATAGTGGAACAACCATGTTCTTTGCCAAGGATGTATGGATTGAACAACTACCTGAATTGGAGTTTGGACAGTCACTGGCCACAAGAGAATGGGTGTTTATGTGCAACGATGTTGAGTGTATCATTGGCGGTAATGCTGAAGATTTATCGGGCATTACAGAAGCCGTAGCTGTTATTTCATTGTTGCAAACGGCATACGAAGGAAGCCGCAATCTTGTACGAATAGTGAGGAGTTTATAATATGTCCTCTACCGTATATGATCCTTCACAGAATTTCGTTATCATTGGTGGATACATTCTGACAGGTGTTACATCAATCCGTGTGAATAGGGGGAATGACGCCTACAAGAATGTAGACGGGATTGACCCAATCTATTCCGCAAGGGTGAAGCAATTTGCCCGTCCTTTTAGACTCATTGTCAAACTGTTGCAGACAAGCGAAAGCAATCAAGTCTTGCAACGTCTATACGCCTCGTCCGAGGTAAATGCCAACTCATTCTTGCGAGTTGAAGTGGTGAGCAGCAGCGGCTCTAGTGGAACAGCACCAAACATTTCGTCTACAGGTTATATTGTATCAGCCCCTGATCTTATCAGAGAAGCAGAAGCAAATGACACTGAATGGCAGTTTGTTGTTAACACACTTGAGTTTACGTCCCTCACTGATCTAATCTATTAAATCAGGAAACAAACTAACATGGCGATTCAACAACTTGATGTCCACATTGATGGCGTCGATTATAAAATCACTCAATTCCTTGCAACCAAGGGGCTTGGCATTGAAGTGAAGCTAATGAAGCTGCTTGGCCCTTCCTTTATGGAATTGCAAAAGGCATCACAAGATGAGAATGCACAAGAAGCTGTATTGTCTGCTGCCATTACTGTGCTAATTGAACAGTTTGATAAAGTGGATGTTGTAGCACTTATCAAGGAACTGTTGTCTGGTGTTACCAAGGGTACAGCTACAATCAACTTTGACCAAGAGTTTGCCGGACGATATGGCGTTATCTTTGACTTGGTTAAGGAAGTGCTGAAGTTCAATTTTGCAGATGTTTTTTCAAAGCTAGGTTTAGGCATCGGGGCTTAAACTCTAGCGAGTCTGAATTAGATTCAGGTACAAGACGTTTGTATAAAGAGATTGAAGATAAGTTTACAATTGATATTCGTATCCTCAATCTCTTGTCTGCTGAAGAAAGATATTGTACGTACAATGAACTTCAGACAGTGTACAGCGTTCCCGACTTTTATGATATGCTGGAAATGATGGATGTAAATGCTGCCTTGAGAGAGGACAGTAGGCGCAGAAGCCAAAAACAAGAATAACGTGACGGAGAAAGCGCATGGAACTGGCAAAGCTATTTGCTACTGTAGGGTTTAAGGTAGATAAGGATGGCCTGACTGAGTTCCGTAAGGAGATGGCTGACCTGAAGGTAAGCCTGAAAGAAGCCGCTATACAAACAGGGAACCTGAAGAACCAGCTTAGAGGGTTGTCCGCACAATTCAGAGCCTTCCAGAAAATGACTGACACCAAGGGTGTTACGAAGTGGATGGACGGGATTGAGAAGAGCGTTGTACATCTCAACAATATGCAAACCGCTGTCAGCGGGCAAGCTGAACGCTCCAAGCACTGGGCTGACAGTTTTGCATCTTCTATCTTCAAACTCCATCAAGCCATCACTGGACGCGAAAATGAAGTTGTAAAATACGCCAATGCTATTGGACTGTTGGCTATCAATTTTGAAAGACTGAAAGCCGCTACAGCCGGTATTAGCCGTTTCCGTCAAGTTCCCTCCAGTGCTATCAGTAACACGGGTGCTGGCTATGGT